AAGCACTTTGCCCATAGAGAGATTTAAAAATATGACCGTTAATTCGGCTGTTATCCCTGGTGAATACATTGTAATTCACCCGGGCGAACCCCCGCAGACGATTTTTGTCGGCGAGGCATATTCTTTCTATGACGCAAGGCCGGACCGAATTAGATCTCGGAAACCGACCGGCTGGTTGTATCCAACCGCTTACTTTTTGACCAATGTCGCCAGGCGTAAGCCTGTCGGTGAGCTTCAGTTATACCAAGGGTCTCGTTTTGTCGGCCATCTTCCACAGATGGGCGGCAATCACGAGTATATGAACCCCTTACCCGGTCCTGATGAGGACCTGGCTATAACAAAAGCCCTATTGCAGCTTAAGGATCAGCGCCTTAACATCGGCGTTGCCCTCGGCGAGGCGCAGGCAACTGCTAACCTCGTTGGTGACACTGCAATAACGTTGGCCCGTAGCTACCAGTCCCTCCGTAAAGGAGATATTCGAGGTGCCCTAGATTTTCTGGGCATCAAGAAGCATAAGGGTCGGCTTTCGCCGAATTCCTCTAAGGCCTGGTTGCAGTTACAATACGGGGTGAAGCCCTTTCTCTCCGACGTACACGGTGCCGTTCAACATTTGGCGGAGCGTGCACAGGAGTCTCGGTACTGGAGACAGACCGTTAAGGGTTCTGATCGTGTAAAGGACAGTGGATCCGTTGTTGATGGATACTACTACCCTAAGCGTATCAGTTACCATAGAGAGTCCGGAGTCTTTGTCAGGCTTGATTATACGCCTGGCAATACTTTCTTATCGTCTATGGGGCAGCTGGGAATTACCAACCCTCTGTCAGTCGCGTGGGAACTTGTCCCGGGCTCTTTCGTCCTCGACTGGCTTCTGCCAGTTGGTGACTACTTGAGTGTCCTGGATGCGGATTTGGGGTGGAAGTTCCACTCCGGGTCCATTTCCACGTTTTCGAAGTGTCGTAGTACAGAGTCAGCGACACTAGGCGGTTACGTCACCGGTGGATCTTTTACCGGTAGCCATAGAAGGACCGTCCTTTACAGGAAGGTTCTCTACGACAGCCCGCTTCCCAAATCACCGTCGTTTAAAAACCCGGTGTCTTTGGGTCACATGGCTAACGGTTTAGCCTTGCTCACCTCGGTATTCAGCAAAAAGTAGGCCGAATCCTCGGTCTGCTAACTCAATTCAAGGAACGGCTATGCCGGCTATTGGAAATATCGCTCTTGCCGATGGCAAGGGCGCGCCCGTCACCCACACCTTCTCTCCGACCAGCACCAACGGCTCGAAGGCTGTCCTGCATAACAGGGCTGCCTCGATCACCCGCGGTGAGGAAAACCTCGGTATCGAGGTCTACCGGAGTCAGGGCAAGGACGGTGCGAATCGTGTTCTGATCCAGGGCTCCTTCCCCACCATTGCAACGGTGGGCGGTGTGGAAACTGTGGTGCGTGTCAGTAAAGTCGACATCGCATTCAGCTTCGCTCAGGACGAACTCGAGGCAACGCGCAAGGACATCCGTGTCATGATCGCGGCTCTGCTGGCTCACGCCACCATGGTCACGGTCATCGAAAAGCTCGAAAGCATCTACTAAGATGCGTTCGTTGCTTCAGCTCGCGCTGTTGTGCTTGACCCTTATGGGGTTGAGCTTTGTGGTGCTCATGGCACTGCTTATCTTGAGGAATCCTCCTGATGAAAAACGCATCGAAAAGCCGGCCGTCTCGGCCGGAACTGTGGTCTGCCCCTCGTCGTCGTGTCTCAGCGATTTTTACTGAGGCATTTGCACGTGCAGGAGTTTCTTCCTGCGCTCCCCTTGGCATCACGCCCTGGGGTAGTGACGTGCTTCCTGAAACGTCGGACCCTGCAGAGTTTTCCGCCTGTTACTTGTTTGCGGAAATATTCTCAAAGTTAGACGATAGAAAAGCTGCTTCCTTTAAAACGGAGGCCGCCCTTCAGGATTTTCAAGACGGTGAGGAGAGGTGTCGTCTCACAAATGAGCGCCTTAAAGCGCACTGGGACTCTCGTGACGTTTTCGTCAACGGGAGCGTGAGGCAGCTATTACATGCTGCTTCATGGAAAATCCAGAGCTTACTTGGGGCGTTCTGCTGGGACGACGCTTCGCAGTACTTCGGTTGGGGTCCAGGGAGTACAACTCGTCTCCCACGAACACGATCTCACCCAGGGTATAAATACTCAGGTCAACCTGAGTCCACAGATGGCAATCTTGCTCTTGCGAACGCGGCAATTCTGCGTTCACCTCTCTGGTCTAGGGAGGTCGGATATCTCACCGACAAGATCCTCAACGTATCTATTGTTGAGGGAAGCAAGATAATTACTGTACCGAAGAACTACAAGAAAGAGAGGACGATCGCCGTCGAGCCCTGTATGAACATGTTTGTTCAGAAAGGTATCGGCATGCTGATACGACGTTCTCTTCGTAGGGTAGGAGTTGATCTTAATGATCAAACCCGGAATCAGAGGTTGGCCCGTGTCGGGTCTCTCTCTGGTCTTCTTGCTACCGTTGACTTGTCAATGGCTAGTGACACTGTTTCGAAAGAAATAGTGCGGCTGCTTCTACCTCCTGATTGGTTTTCGGCTCTTGATGCATGCCGAAGTCATAAAGGATATCTTCCTTCTGGAGAGTTAATTACTTTCGAGAAGTTTAGTTCTATGGGTAACGGTTTCACCTTCGAGTTAGAGAGCCTGATTTTCTGGGCCCTCTGTTCGGCGGTTCTTGACCACCGTAGATCTAAGGATCGTCGTTTGGCTGTCTATGGTGACGATATCGTCATTGAAACAGCCTCTGTTCCCCTCCTCTTTGAGGTGCTAGAGTTCGCTGGGTTTAAACCCAACGTAAAGAAAACTCACGTGCAGGGAACATTCCGCGAGTCGTGCGGTAAGCACTACCTCGCTGGAGACGACGTTTCGCCTTTTTACGTCAAAAGACCCGTTGAGAAATTGACGGATCTTTTCCTCCTTCATAACAGCTTTTATCGCTGGTGTGAAAGAAGGGCGAGCTACGACGACATAAGCCAATATTGGCCTGTCATCGAAGCGCTGCGGAGTTTAGCCCCAGCTAAGTGGCGTAAACCGCGTATACCGGACGGTTTTGGCGACGGCGCATTCATCGGTTCTTTTGATGAGTGCGTCCCCAAAAGGGCTTGTCATGGCCTTGAGGGTTACGTCGTCAAGCATCTCTCCCCTATTTCTGAGGGAGATGAGAATGTCCCACTGGGTTACCTTATGTACTCAGTGAATGCTGCTAGGGGTGACCTCCTTGGTAGTGTTGGTTCTTCCTGTTCCCTTGACAGTTTCGTTAAGGCGAACGTCCCAGAGTTTCTTCTGGGTGGAAGCGTGGGGAGGGTTCCTTTACCTCCAAGGGTACGAGAAGTTAAAAGTCTCGTACTACAGTTTAGC